CTCGGAAGTACACTACCGTGTTGGGCTGCGAAGCCCAGCTTAGTAGAGTTTAACATTGTTCCACCAGCCAGAGCTTTATCAAAGGCTTTGGCAAGGCGAGGAAGGGATTTCGTGAGAAATCCCACCCCTTCCAAACGTACTCGTCGTTCCACCACGCGAGTGGTGTTACGGCAAGCGCGGCGGTCAAACACCGATCCATGGACATCCGAGATGCCACGAAGCAGTGAGGCGATGAGCTTATGCTCGTCTAGGCTCTTATTGTGTACCATAAGGTAGCACTCCTAGAGCATGACCTAACTGCTTAATGGTCCCACCAACAACCTACATATATGAACAAATCTGTTAAGATTAGTCCAGACATTCAAAACGAATCGATTCCTCAGTTTCATCGTGCGTTCAAAAACAAACGCGCGTGGGTCGCCATGAAGGCGATACCAACCGAATACTTTGGAAACGAAGGCGTAGCGATGTCCCAACAATGGAAACTAGTATTAGACGATGCCGAATCATGGCTTGATATTTCGTTACTTTCCAACGTTCTAGCCCTGTCCACTAAGGACGGATTAGAGTTTAGGATCATAGACGGAATAACAGGTACATTTACGGCAGCGAGCTAGCTAGTCTTCACTGCAGATAATGCAGGAACACCCTCTTACATTGAGGGAATTGAACGTTGTCCAGTATAAGGAGTCCATATGGAGCCTTATACTGAACAGGTCAGCTGCAAGTTAGTTGGGGTCGAGTTGATGACGTTGATTGGTTAGGCAAAGCCGCCAATCGTTAATTCAAACAAGTAGGCATAACGTTCCACTAGGAACGCCTCCATAACCCGAGGGTTAAGGAGCGCCAATATTGTTTAAACGCATCAAAGTGCCCCAGCCAACAGAGCAGCTGCGCCGTTGCCAGTGCCATCATAGACATGGGTATTTGTTGCAATGGTATGCACCAAAGACCCAAGTGCTGCGAGAGCATTGGCAGCTTCTGTGTTCGCGACGAGAGCCCCTACGGGGATCACGAGAACAAGAGAAGCCGTGCACACTACGGGAGTAACGCTATCGACGGACGAGAGGACTGTGAAGTCCACTCGTGCGTTCGAACGACGAACTCTCTTAATGCCC